CGTTCGTGACGCCCAACTCCGGGCCCTCGACGCCAGCGACGCGCAGACGATCGAACAGAAAGTAGCGGTCGAACAGCGCAAGGCGGCCATCGAGATCGAACACATCACCCGAGTGCACGAGATCCGCATGCGGTTGTTCGACCTCGAAACATCCCGCATGGTGCTGGAGGAAGAAGCCACGCTCAAGCGACTGGGCTATCGGGTGGACGAGATTCAGTCGCGGATCGCCGAATTGACAGCGCAGCGGGACGAGATCAAGAGGTTTCAGCAGGAGGCCACCGACGCAGCGGTGCAAGGGGCGCGAGAGAGCGCCACGATTCGCCAGGCGCAGATTGTCCGCGACCAGAACCAGCGCATCTTCGATTCGTTCAAGCGGCAAGCCGAGGGCGTGTTCGATGCTCTGCTGACCCGATCGCAGTCGGTCTGGTCGGCGATCGGCAACTCACTGAAGACGGCTCTGCTGACCGCCATCAAGGACGTCGTCACGTCGCGCGTGGCCGCGATGCTGATGCAGTTGTTCACGGGGCAGCGGGTCGGCTTCGCACAGGCTTCCGCCGGCGGAGGTGGTGTGCTGGGCGGGCTCGGCGGAATGCTGGGTGTCGGCGCAGTACCGGTGTTCGGCGGGACCTCAATGCCCGGAGCCACGCCTCCGTTCGTTCCGAGTGGGAGCGCTGCCGGGACTGGCGGAATGTTGTCCAAGGCCGGATGGGGCGCGACTCTCGCGAACCTGAAGTCTTTCGCCGGCATCGGCGGCAGTGTGCAACTCGCGCCCGGTGTGGCCACGACGTGGGAGGCCGCGACCATGGGCCAGAAACTCTCCGCCATCGGCAAGTCGAACGCGGCTCTGATGGGCGGAGCCATGCTCGCGATGTACGGCCTCCAGCGTGGCGGGATCTCCGGCCTCGCGATGACCACGGCTGGCGGGGCCATGATCGGCTACAAATTTGGCGGCCCGATCGGCGCGGCCATCGGTGCCGGGATCGGCGCCGTGGCTGGTTTGGTTCGGCTGTTCGTCAAAGGTGCGCAGGACAAGGCGCGCGAGAAGATCAAGGCCACTTACGGGGTCGACATCCGAGACAAAGGCGTGCTCAAGCAGATTGTCGATATCGCCAAGCAGGGCTTCGGCGGCAACCTCGACATGGCAATCCGAAGTCCGCAGATCCGCGATCTCGTCGAGTTGTACGCGCTCTCCACAGGCCAGGGAACTTCAGGGCTTCCAAGCACGATGCGTCCCGTTTTGCTGCTCCAGCAGGGCGGGAGCCTGTTCCAATCGAGCGCCAGCGGTCTGACCTTTGACCGCATCGGAAGCGGCACGCCTTCGTCCGCGGCACCCACGGTGATCAACATCACGGTGCCAGGTGCCAAGGAGTTCTTCGAGAAGGAAACGGTGCGAGTGGTGGTGGAGAACCCGCGTGCCGTCCAATCCGCGGCGATGGCGGCGACGAAGCAGAACGCGGGCCGCCGTGAAATGACCGGGCTGCAACTCAGCCCCGGGCTGATCGTGTCATGACCCGCCAGGAACTTATCGAAAAGATCGCCCGAGCGATCGCGGAGATGGAAGGCTTCTATCTCACCGCTCCGCGAGCCAAGACTCGCCGGATCCCGCATCCGACGCTGGCGCAGATCAATGCGAATCCGGGCAACATCCGGCAGTGGCGGGACAAGCGCGGTCCGTATCCGACCAATCGCGGCTACGTGGACTTCGTAGCGTGGGCCGCCGCGCAGTTTCCCGGCGCCTCGCGGGAGGAGATGAGCCAACGAGCGATTGACGAGGGCTGGCGGATCCTGCGCGTGCTGATCGGCCAGTACCTCGATGGAAAGTACACGCAAGGCAAGCAGCCTTCGGCAGAGGAGATGTTTCGGGTCTACGCGCCCTCGGCGGATGGCAATCATCCAGCGAACTACGCCCGCTTCGTCGCGAGCCGGATCGGAGCGCGGCCGGATCAGCGCCTGCTGGACCTGGTGACGGCATAATGCCTGGCTCGGTTCAGAATGCGACACCGCTGACAGTGCTTCCGGCGAGCCTGTCACGCGCGTTCGTGCACGAGCGGGAGTATCCGGTGCTCGACAACGAGTACCGCAACGGGGAATCGCAGCGGAAGGCGCAAGCGAACAACAGCCGGAAACACTGGCGGCTCGCGAAGCGGCTCGCCCCGGCGCAACTTCAGACACTCCGCGATTTCTTCGACGCCCGCAAGGGTCTGACGGAGCCGTTCTACTTCTACGACCCCTATGAGACCACCCCGAAGTTCTCGCACGATCCAACAGGCCAAGCAGCAGCGGGCCGGTACACGGTTCGATTCGCGGGTGGCTGGAACCAATCTGTGTCGCTGGGGCGCGCGGACGTTTCGGTGGAACTCATCGAAGTCGCTTGAGGGAATAGTCATGCCGTTTTCGTCCTAACTGGCGCAGAAGCTTCTGGAGAAGGCCTTCCTGGGGCAAGATTTCGCAGTGACCGAGCACTGGATCAGCCTTCACACCGCGGATCCGGGACCGACGGGTCAGAATGAGGCATCCGGCAATCCCTACGCGCGGAAGACGCTCGACCAATTCACGGCTGTCGACGACGACGGCGCGGCGAAGCGAGTGCGGAACGTGCCGCCGCTCTTTATCCAGGTTGCAGCAGGCACCTACACGCACCTTGGTCTGTGGGACGCGGTCTCTGGCGGCAACTTCCTCGGCGGCGGACCGCTGTCCTCACCCGCAGCCGTTGACGATGGCGACTTCGTCATCATCCGTGAAAACGATCTCTCCGTGCTCCAGAGTTAGAGGCTTCCCGTGTCCACAATCCGCACGCAATTCGGTCCCGTCACGAACTTCACCCGGACGCTCAACGGGCTCGCCTCGAGTTCGGGGCGCAGTTCCGCGAAGATCGAGAACCAGAACAGCCGCTATATCGACGCCATCTGCCAATTCAAGCTGAAGACGGCGGCGGGATCACCGAGCGACCGCTACGCCATCTATTTCTTCGCCTGGGGATCAGCGGATGACGTAAGCCCGGCCTTTCCTGCGGGTATCACCGGCGTCGACGAGCCAATTTTTGCCGCGCTCGAAACGCTGTCGCTCCGTCCTGTGGGCTCGGTGTACGTCGCATCGTCCGGCACACTGATCACGCCGCCCTTCTCAGTGGCTCCAGCGTTCGGCAACGTCCTGCCGCCTGTCTGGGGCATCCTGGCCATCAACCGAAGTGGGTTGGCTCTCGATGCCGCGGACAACATCGGCTTTTGGCGCGGCGTCGAGTTCGAGGTGTCCTGATGCGCCAATTGATCGCAGAGATCGAACCGCAGTCGTGGGCGCCGATGGGCCCAGCCGAAGAGTCATTCGACTACGGCTCGTCGCTGATCGACGGCCTCTACTCGCTGTGGCTGCCGAGCGGCCTGGATCCACGCACATCCTACAATGCGGCCCACCTCAGCGGCAGGCGAGCCGCCACTATCGGCGAATCGGCTTCCGCATATTACCGGCGGCGAGCCCAGTCGGGTCCCAATCCCTCCACCGTTGCCGTGCCCGGCGGATTGGGTGGTAACGTGCCGACTCCGTTCGGGCGCGCGTTCGCGTACAGCAACGAGCAGGCAGCGATGTCCGTGGGCAGCCTTGGATATGTGCCGATGTACTCGGGCGACGGAACCGGGAAGGTCATATCTTTCTCCGTCTGGTTCCGCATCAATCGCATCAATGGGACCGGATTCCCCACGCTCATCGGCAGCAGCTTCTCGACGACATGGTGGCTTGGCATCCGCACGGCGACGGGTACATACAAGGCAATCTTCTGAAATGGCTCGGCTCCGTATGGGCCGTTCGAATGGGGTAACTACAATGCCGACCTGCGGAAGATCTGCTGCGTGACTTTCCTGCTGCCCTGCGATGCAAATCGGACGGCGAGTATCTTTCACAACGGCGTGCTCGCTGTGCAGGGGACGCTTTCGAATGCGAGTTCGGTGGCCGGCAACCTCGAGGTCTGGCCGCTCTCCACCGCCACGACCGGCATGTTCGTCGAGATCTTCGGTTTTGCCGCGTGGTCCCGGGCGTTCTACGCGGAAGAAATCCGCGACCTCGCACTCGGCCCGTGGACATTACTGAGCAAGCGCGCCCGCTTCTGGTACGCGCCCCTGATGGTCTACCGCTCCGCGCAGATTACTGCCCAATCGGGCTTGTCGGCACTTGTGCATCGTGGAATGACACGGGCCGCCACCATCGCCGGTCAGGCCACCATTGCGGCGTATCTGCGCCCACCGGACGCACCGGAGCGCACCTGGCGATTGTCTGCGGAACGACGGGCATTGGCACCCGCCGAGGAACCTCGTACCTGGACCATCCCGCGCGAGCGCCGGAGCATCGACGCATGACCTTCACCAAAGATCCGCACGCGGTGCTCGACTATACCGTCGAGTGGAACCGATAACTCGCTGGAGACACCATCGCCACGAGCACTTGGCTGGTTCCTGCGGGCCTGACGAAGCCGGCGGAGTCGAAAAGCAATACCGCCGCAACCGTTTGGCTGTCAGGCGGGACCGCCGGCCAGGTCTACACCGTGACCAACCGAATCACCTCCGGTGCAGGCCGCACCGAGGACCGGTCCTTCACGATTCTCGTCGAGGAACGCTGATCCCATGCCAGACATGATCGGCAACATCCCGGTCCCCGAGATCGCCGCTAGCGGTGTGTTTCCGCTGACGCCGGATTATCCGGTTGAGGTTCGACGCGACCACGAGGTGGTCATTCACCAGTTCGGATCGGGCAACGCCAAGATTGAGCAACGCTTCCTCCTCGGAACCGGCGCACGTCGCTTCAGTATCCGGAAACAGTGGGTACGGGATGCCGATCGAATTGCACTTCGCAACTTTTGGGAGACGAAGTACGGGCCATACGGAGCCTTCACGTTCAACGCGCCGAACGATGACGGCGCGGGCACGACACCAACCACTTGCCGCTTTGCCAATGAGCCGCTGTCCTGGGAAATGGTCGCCGACTGGGCGTGCTCGCTGGGCGTCACACTGATCGAGATCCCGAGTGGAACGCCGGCGTACACGCTGAGCCAGACCGTCAACCGCTTCCCGTCGGCGTCTCTCCAGACGGCGCTGCTCTCGCAGGTGCAAGAGATCATCCCGCTGATACGTATCCAGCCGCTGGAATCCGGCTACCCCGCCATTCATCTGTCCGACCGTCGCTGCACAATCGGTGGGCAGCTTTACCAGGCGCGGCTCCTGGAGTTCGATGGCATCTCGCAGTCGATCGGCAATGAATCCGACGAGGCGCAGTTCTCTTTCGGCAATGCCGATCGTGTCATGCGCGACCTCGCCAACGACGTCGACCTGTTCCGCGCGGAGATCGCCTTCAGTCTCTTCCATGTTGGCACCGGCATCAAGCTCGATCTCTGGAAGGGCAACATCGTCAATTGGTCCTGCGATGCCGGCCCGGAGTTTCGCGTCACGGCCGCGGACGGCCTCTACGAACTGAACCTGCCCTATCCGACCCGCCGCATCTCGCGCACGTGCTGGAAGCCTTTCAAGGATGGCCTCAACTGCCCGTATGCAGGTCCAGACACCACTTGCGACAAAGGCTTCGATACGCCCAACGGCTGCCGCACGCACGGCATGGACAACTACTTCGGCGGCATCATCGCCAAGCCGCAGGGCGTGCGCATCAAAGACAACTCGACCGGGGTTTTCGGATTCGGTCGCTCGACGATCACCAGCGTTTCGCTGGTTGCCGATTCCATCTATGACCAGGTGCTCCCGGAGATCTACACCGACTCGAACCTGCCAGTGAATGCGAAGATCGCTTCTGGTCGCGACGAGAGCGATTTCTATGCAGCAGTCGGCATCGTTGGCGAGGGTCCTCTTGGCGCGTACGGAACCGGCCACAAACTGGACGGCCAGTACCACCACGGCTATCCGGGTGCGCTCGGTCTGCTGACGAGTCTCGGTGAAGACCCGAATCCGGTGCCGTTCGGGATGGACTCGGATGCTCCCGTGGATCGCGCTGCCGGGACGGCATTCATGATGCTGCGCCGCGCCGACGCACGCGGACTCCAACTTTCCCGGCTAAGCGAGCACGCGATGGAGGTCATCGTCAGCCAGGGGCTCGGCGGTTGGAAATGGGCCGGTCCCGGTACACGCACTTGGCAGGCTGCTCTGACGAGTCCGATTTGGATCGCCGTGAACATGCTGCTGCGGGCGCGAGGGATTCGGGCGGGCGCCTCTGCCACGACTGATCTTCTCGATTACGCCGAGAGCCTCTTCGACGTCGATTCTGCCGTAGCCGCCGCGTCGATCTGCGATGAACTGGTTGTCAAGGTCGTCGGCACCGGCAACGAGACCCAGTTCAAGTTCCGCGGCGTGCTCCAGGAAGAGAAGCCGTTCCGCGATTGGCTGCAGGAAGTGCTAATGAACTGCCTCGGTTACTACACCTTCGCGAACGGCAAAGTGAAACTGGGAGTGCGCGTAAACTCATCGGCGGTCGAAGCCTTCACGGAAGGCAACATCCTGTTCCGGAGCCTGCAACTTGCACCGCTGCGGCCATCATTCAACCACCTCACTGCCAACTTCGCGGACGAGGACTTCGAGTTCGTTGCCAACTCGATCTCCCTTTACGACATCGATCATGCGGCGCTGTTGGGCGGTGCTGGGCGGCCGCTGTTCCTGAAATCGACCGTCAACCTCGCCGGCACGGCTTCGAAGTCGCAAGCCGCCCGCATCATCACCGTCCGGCTTCGTGAGGAACTGGGCGGCCTCACGCCGGCGGAATGGAAGGCGGCCCGTCAGGTCGGATTCAACACGACCGTGCTGGCGTTGAATACGGAGCCCGGCACGGTCTGCTCGCTCACCCACCCCGAGATGCCCAATGGCGCGGGCGAGTTCCGCGTGACCGGTTGGCGACTCAACCGTGATTACTCGATCGACATCCAGGGCCGCACCACGACGGACTCCATGTTCGACCTGCTTGCTGGCCCGAAGCCGGTGGATGTCGTGCCGGATCCGATTCCCAACGAGCCAGGTTTCGACTACGCGGCTCCGCCCGAACCCGTCTTTGGCATCGCTCCCGCGCCTGGTGTGCTGGTTTTCGCCGGCATCGGGTTCTACGACCTGATCAACACCAAGACGATCTCGACCCTGACTTTCACCGTCTGGCACTACGATGAGACGGCGCCGCTGCAGACCACACTTGCTGCGGGTATTGACGACACCCAAACGGCCATTACCACCACCAGCCTCTCGTCGCTCTCCGAAGGCGACTACGCCGTGCTCGGCGCTGAGATCGTCCGCATCGTCAGTATCACCGGCAACGATGCGGCGATCGAGCGCGCAGCAAAGAACTCGACGGCCACGGCTCACGACGCAGGCACAAGGCTGATCCGGCTGGACAAGCGCCTGTTCATCTACAACGTTCCCCGCGATTTCTACGGCACGCCCGAATCCGGCGCGTGGGAAGCCCGGGAGCCATTTCGCTGCATGGCGGTTTGCGCGGTCGAACTCTTTGTCACGAACATCTTCGGCAACTCGCCGACGTCGGTCAACAACTACACGTCGAGCTTCATCGATGGGCGGATCCGCATTCTGAGTGGCCAACAGGTCGACCTCATTGTCGAAGGGATCATCGGCATCGAAAGCGACGCCGTGCCTCCCGTGTACCTGCCGCAGGCGACCTCGATCGGCGATCTCTACGCCTACTGCCGCACCGCGCCGGTCGGCGGCAACATCACCGCCGTGGTCAAGGTGGCGGGCTCCGCAATCGGGACAGTGATCATCAACAACGGCCAGACCTTCCCGGCAAACTCGGTCGACGGCAAGTACCTCCCAGCGATCCAACCGGGCCAGCCAATCACGCTCGATATCACGGGCGTGGGCCTGACCTATCCCGGGGAACGCCTCGTCGTGACGATCCGCATGTAGTCCCCTGTTTGAAGCCATGGAGACCATCTACAAGCTCCAGCCGAATCGCACGATCCACTTCCAGGGCTTCAACGATTTCGGCGCAGCGGCCGCCCTCCACTCGACCAGCGAGACCGGCTTCACCGTCTCTGGCGTCTTCCGTGATGCTGCCGATTTCTGCGTCCTCGTCCTCTGGGACCGAGACGACTTCTTCGGCCATCCCCGTTTCTCCTACCTGCCCGATTCCAACTTCACCGGAATCACCCTCACCTTCGACCTCGCCTACCAGAACCTCCAGCCGATCGACTCGCCCAAGTTCGCCACCATCGACTGGCCCTTCCTCAACTGCCTCACCACTTCTGGGCAGACCGTCCAACTCCGCCTGTTCGATCGCGCCACCCAAGTCGGCGGCACGTATACGAAGGCCTCCGGCACGTTCACTTTGAACGACGTCGGCATGCAGGCCTTCGATCGAGTCACGCTCTGGTATCAAAACCTCGCCTTCGACTACATCGTGCCGGGGAAGCTTTGGACGGAGTTCCCGTTCTACGCGCAAGGCCCGGATTTCACTCACTCCGTGATCGTTGCAGGCCGGACCTACAACCATACGGAGGGCCCGGGCGAATCAAGCGCAGACGTTGCTTCCGCGATCGTGGCGCTCGTCAGCGCCGATCCCGATGTCACGCCCTCGATCGGCAGTGCGGGCTACATGGTGAATCTGACGCGTAAGCTCGACACCGGTGCTACGACAAGCATCTCGTCCACTTGGGGCGGAGCCGACACCATCTGGCAGGTGAAGCCAGCCACGGTCCTGCGCTCCATTCGCGACCAGATCAACAACGCGAACTGGGCTGGACTGGGTGTTCTCATTCCGCTCTCGGCAGCCGTTTCCGGAAACCAGATCACGATCACCGCGGAGCGGCCGGGCGTCGACGGCAATATGGTCCGGCTGTATGAACTGCACAAGAACGGAAATCTCTACTTCTCGCCCGGGGTTCTGCACCTTTCGGGCGGAAGCTCCGATGCCACTTGGCGCGTGACGATCGATTTCTCTGGTGAGGGGATCACCGACCTCCAGAAGCTCTGGCTCACCTTTGCTCCGCGTCTGATGGATTCCGAAGCCTACGAGCCTGGGGAGTGGGCGGCAATTTTTTCCAACTGGAGCGTCTCCGATCCACAGAGCAAGCGAGCATTGAGGGTTGCCGGACCGCTCTCGGTCCGGATCGAGGAGAACGATTCGTGGGTGAAGTACCTCGGCTATTGGGAGTGGGCACCGGACCAATTCTGGAGCCAAGGCCGGGCGCTGCGCGCTGCGCAGGCGAACTCGAAGGCCGTCTTGGAGACGCACTGCTCCGGCACCCACGACGTGTACCTCGGCACCCGGCTCGACTTCGACTGCGGCATCATCGAGGCCCGGCTGGATGGCGGCGCACCTGTCCAACTCGACTGCTACGAGCCAGCCTCACGCGCGCGCCAGGTGCGTCGCAGGGTCTTCTCCAACGTCCCGGCTGGCAACCACTCCGTCGAGATTCGACTCACCGGAACAAAGAACGCCGAGAGCCAGGGCTTCTATCACTACTTCGATTTCCTCGAATGCGCCGTTCTCTCCGACGTTCCCGACGCGCCGGAGGTCCGCACCGACGTGGGCGTGGCCTGCGACTACGGCACCGACCACACCTATAAGCTGTCGCCGCAACGGTTGGTCTGGGCCATCCAGAAGCTCGGTCTGGTCGGCGAGATCGACCACTACGTCTCCGTCTTCTGGTGGAATCAACGCCGGCGGTCGGGCGGATCCTTCCCCTCAGCCACCGTGACCTTCGGCGGCACGTGGGTGGGAGGCGACGACGTATTTCTGAACTTCAGCGGAACGCTGCTCGGCAAGAGCGTCTTCCCGGCAGACACGTCGGAGACCATCGCGGCCCACTTCGCCAACTTCATCAACGAGACGCTCGTCGGGGTCTGGGCGGAGGCCGACGGCGGGCAACTGACCATCACTGTCCGGTCGCCGGCGCCAGCCTACAGCTACTCGCTCTCCGAGACCCACTCCTCCGCCGGCGGCACCGTTAACATCACTGGATCACTAACCGGTGGCGTGATGGGCGAATGGGTCATCGACGACACCATCGTGCCGGTGCTGAACCGCGCCGCGCGGGACTGGCACGCCGACTACTTCGCTGAACTCGTGGCCAAGGGCATGACGTGCGTGACGGCGTTCAGCCAGGAACTGGTGCTGCCGCCCGACGATCCTCCCGCTGCCGTTTGGGTCCAGCGCTACCCAGACGGTGACCCCGTCCAAACCGCCACCGGTTTCGGCAACAAGTTCTCGTCGCACTGCGCCTTTGCGCCGCCATTCCGCGACTACATCAAACAAGCCTATTCTGAGATCGCCACACTGATGGAAGCCGCCGGCCTCGAGGCCCGCCTCCAGTTCGGCGAGGTCCTCTGGTGGTTCTTCCCCAACGCGTCCGGAATGGCGTTCTACGACGCCTACACGACCACCTCCTTCGAATCCGCCCACGGCCGCCCGCTCCACCCCTTCCTCACGCCGAATGGCGACCCGTCGGTGAACGGCCACGTCGACGCCGACTTCCTCCGGCATACCATCCGCGACCACGTCGCCGCCATACGTACGCACGTCCTCGCAAGTCACCCCAACGCCAAGTTCGAGATCCTCTGGCCGCTCGATGTCAACGATCCCGACGCCCGTCAACTGAATCGCTATATCAATTTGCCGACTGAGTGGACCTCGAAGGCCACCAGCGGCTTCGACACCTTCATGATCGAAGGCTTTCAATACGCGGGCCTCGACCGCAACATCGACAACGTCCGCGCGATGGCAGCCTACCCCTTCGACGTGCTGAGTTGGCCCCGCTCCGACTGCCGGTATCTGATGGGCCACTTCAATGCCGGCTGGCCATGGCAGCGGGACTACCTGGCCGCGCGGCGAGCACGCGCTCCGGTCGTGAAACTCTGGGCGTACGACCACCTCTGCTTGTTCAACCGCAGTGTGCCGGTGCCCGTCGAAGGGCGTACTCATCGCTGAGTTCGTGCCCGACGGTTGTTAACGATTGTTGCGAGGATAAACGGATTGGCTCTAAGCGGCTAAGCTCGCGGACAGCGTTTCGGAATTCAGCGGCAACTGCCAAACCCAACCTCGCCGGCGGCTACTGGAACAGCTATCGATTTGTTGAACTCGGCACCGTCAGCAATTCCTGCGGTTGGAATGATAAGCTAGTGCCAACAAAACATACGGTGCCATTCTTGTTTTATGTCCGACACGTCTGACAGCGCAACCAACTTCACGCTTGACTACCCGGACGCAGAAGTCGTCATCGGCATAACGTGCGCCGTCGGAGCAGACTACAGCAAGATCGGCGACCACCTGGTTCGGGTTCTCCCTACCTTTGGCTATAGGGCGAACCTCCTCAAGGTGAGCAGCTTCATCTCGGAAACGGCCAAGGCTCTCAACCTCCGCCTGCGTCTACCCAAGATACCGGAGGCAAAGCGTCTCAAAGCGTATATGGATGCCGGAAATGCGATCCGCCGCGAAACTGACCGATGCGACATTTTTGCGCTTGTCGCTGCGTCGCGCCTGGCGTCCTCGCGAAAAGGCTTGGACGCAGGTCAACCGGAGCCATTTGCGCGAATCGCCCA